CTTTTTTTATAATCTTCCACAGCCGCTTTGATTGCGTCTTCAGCTAGAATACTACAGTGAATCTTAACAGGAGGCAGAGCTAGTTCTTCGGCAATTTCGGAATTTTTGAGTTGGCTGGCTTGGTCGATGTGCATGCCTTTGACCCATTCTGTAACGAGGCTCGAACTCGCAATAGCCGATCCGCAGCCATACGTTTTAAATTTTGCATCTGTAATAATACCTGTATCATTATCAACCTTTATCTGTAGTTTCATCACGTCACCGCAAGCAGGTGCGCCAACCATACCAGTACCAATATCAGTATCAGCCTTGTCAAAAGATCCGACATTCCTGGGATTTTCATAGTGATCAATTACCTTGTTTGAGTACGCCATGTGATTTCTTAATTTAATATTCCGTAGGCTATGCACCATAGCTCTAAACTTATCTTATACAATAAGTATGTGCTCAATAATCCTGTTGTTACTAACAGGATCTTGTTTTGTAATAATTTTTCTATCATTGATAACAGGTCCGTGTGCGTGTGATTGTTCCATCAGAGTGTTGTGTTTCTGTCCACAGACTACAACTTTGTTGCGCAACCACTGGAGGATTTTGTACAATTACCGGCTGTTGAACAATGACACGCTGTTGTTTGGCAATTTCATAACCAATCATACCTGTTACAACAGGTGCAACCCACCAACCAATACTTGATCCGCCGTGGTGTCTGTGGTGGTAAGATCCAAGCCCTTTACCGTGGTATCCATGATGTTGTGCCACAGCTGGCAATGTTGCACAGGCTAATGCCAGAGTGATGAATAATTTTTTCATAACATTTCTCCAAAAGTATTATAATATAACGCCTAAGAACTGTTATTAGTTTACAGGATTTAACTGATTAAGTCAAGTCTTTTATAAACCTTTTTTGTTCAAAGCTCGTTTGGCCATTTTGTCAACTGTGTCTCTAGCCTTGTCTACAGACATAGTAGAGTCTGGGACTTGTGCTCCTGCAAAAACGATGTCGTTGCCCTGAATATTATCTATTAGATTACTAAGGGGAGGTTGTTGTATTGCTGTTATCAATTGATCCTTACTAAGACTAATTCCCATACTTTGGGCTAATCTTAAAAAGGCATCAACTGATATTTGTTTTTGGGCGTTGGTGTCACCCGCACGACCAATTAAAAATTGTGTTAACGCTTCAAGTTCAGAATTATTAACACCTTGTTCAATCTCGTCTAGTCGCATTATCGACGATCACGACCCAGTGACGACGCTGGAGGTAAATCATCTTCGGCAGCGTCGACATCTAAGTCTGCGGCATCTGCGTCAAGATCAGCGGCATCGCCATCTAGGTCAGCACTAGCATCAAGATCGGCAGCTGGGTCAGCGGCTAAATCTTCTTCGCCAGGAACAACAGGTGCTTGTCCAGTTAATACGGCTTGGGCGCCTTCGAGTTGAGTTTTGCCTGCTTGCACAGCACCTAGTAATGTGCTCAATGCGGCTGTGGCATCAGCTTGGAACTTGGTGGCTTGATCAACACCCATGTCATTACGAATGCTGTCAGTTAATGCTGGTAAGTCTTTGAACTGCATTTCAGAGATCTGTTCAAGCATTTTCTGAATCTGGTCAACCATGTCCTGTGCGGCTAAAACAACCTGAGCTTGTTGAATTTCGCTTTCTCTTAATCGACGTTTTGCAATTCTTGTTGTCTCTGCCATGCCTAGATTAGGTTGGCTTATTTGCTTTTGAATATTACGAACTTGCTCCTGCGCTGCCTTCAGTTGATCTTGTAGAGCTTTTTTCTGCTTGGCAATTTGCATACCCATCTGTGCAGGATTAACTGCTGGCTGACCAGGGACAGCCCCGGCTGTGCCAGGTGCTGGAGGAATTTGCTCTGAAAGTTTACTAGCAAGTCCTTGCTCAAGCATGATCAGCTTTAGGTAAGCGGGCTGTCTTTCACTCTTGTGAAAAGCAGGAGTGCTTTGATGCTCCTTGATTAGGTTTCTAACCTGTGCGAGCATCTGGCGTGTTTGGCCAGTGTTCAACCGGTCAAAGTGTACAGAATAACCTAAACGGTTTTCAAGTACCTTTTCGGTCTGTTTTGAAATTTGACGTGCGTCCAGTTCTTGCAGTTTCATTATTGAATCCTCTAATTTGCCAGTATTTAGCCAGATTTACACATTTGTCTAGCTGTTCTTTTATAGATACTATGTGCATCTTTTTGTTTTGAACTTTAAGATATGCAATTTCTCTATGATTTTGATCTTTAAAACTTCGAGCCAGTAATTCACGTACACTGACGTCCCTAGATAAATGTGTGATTTTTTCATCTAGCATTTTTATAGTATTAGATAAGTTATACTGATTGTATTTGTCTGAGATGCACCAACTGATAGCATAGCGCATGGTTGAAAACTCCCCACAAACAGTATCTCTTATTTTAACTACAAATACGTTGTTTTCTTTAAAGATAAAGTATTTGTCAAACACCTGGTATTGATTGCTTCCGTCTAATGGAATAATCATATTGTTTTTCAACAAATCCAGTTCAGGCTGAACCAGTTGCTCAAGACGAACCAGTGCGTTTTTTATTGTTTGTTTTTTCATTTAAGTATATACTGTGTCACTAACCAAGCCACTGTAGCAGTTAGTGTTCCAATAATTCCTAAGCCCCAATTGATCAACTGAGAGTTTCGTTTTTCTGCCATTGTCTGAATCATGACATGCATTTCTTTAATGTCATTTTTAATTTCGTCTATGCAAACAATCATGCTGTCTATGCGAGTTTCCAATGCATTGTAGCGTTCTGCGCACAGTTCAACGTGCGCTTCTAAACTTTTCTTTTCAATATCAGTTGTATCCATGATTGTTTCCCCAATACGTTATTTATTGTGTGCAGACTCAAAAACAATGTTTGTTCTAGGGATTAACACACCATCAAATCTATCTGTTTCTTCTAGATTAACCAGCATAGGAACACCATTACAGTCATAGTATAGGGCGCCAACGCTGTCGTTGCCTAATTGTAAGGCTGTTGGTTGTTCGACCGTGAATTCAAATTCCCAGATTTTTTTGCCATCTTCTGTCACTGTCACAGGATCAGTAATGTCCACAGGAGAGGTTCTAAGACTAATGATTTGATTAACTGTTTCCCAGTTTCTCTGTTGATTTCTAGCATGGTGCCAGTCGCTTTGACTGTTGACAGTTGTACCTGTTTTTGTTGTTAACGGTATCTGTGAGGCTTTAAAATGACTTTTTATACCAGTTGGCGTAATGTCAAAATACGTATAACATCTCAATCTTATCATATGGTATTTAACGGCCAAAAAAAACCCTGGAATAAATCCAGGGTAGTTTTACACGGTGAGTGTTGATTAGGCCAACTTGAAGCCTGGGTTAGTAACAAGTGTACCTGCAACGCTAACACCAGTTACAGTACCGTCTGATGCTGTAATTTGAACGTTGCCAAGAGCTTGCAATTGTGTCTGCAAGTCTGCGGCAGTATAAGCGCCACTTGGGTAAACAGCATAGCTGATTTGACCTGTGTTGTCGCCTTCTACTTGGTAGATAGCAATAGTAGCTGTAGTCTGGATTGACTGGTTGAGTTGAACAACAACACCTGGGTTGAATACTGTGCCGCCGCCACTGTAGTTACCCAGTTGTGGACGTAGGTCAATTGCACTTGCTGAGCCGTCTTTAACTAGAACTTTGAAAAAGTCTAGTTTTGGACCTTGCATCTGCACTAGTGCATCAGCTGAAATTGTGCCAGTTTGTGAACCGTTGTTGATGTCTAACGCAAATACCGGTTGCGCAGTACCGTTGAATGGTGGAAAATATGCCATTTTAAAATCTCCTTATGTTTGTGGCCTTGTTGGGCCTGCTTTTATTTATGTCGATTCAGAAAAAATGGCTTATCTGGGATTGTTTTGTTGGGCGTTCCCAGCTGAAAAAACTCCACGGTTTACCAGCTTGACCAGTCCGTGCGGGGTGTTGACTACAAACCCTTCGCCTTCGGCTTTACCAGCTGTGGTTTGTTTTAATCCATTGACTTGTTGTTCAAGCTGTTGTGCCATGCCAAGCTTGGCATTATAAATGCCATCCCAAATTTGTTGTAGGCCTGTGTATGCAGGACTAGGGACAATTTTACCTGCTCGATCTAAAGTGAACAATTTGCCTGGCAGGTTGTCAGTTTTAGCATTGTATTGTCCTTGAACATCCGGATTGCCAGCCACTAACTCAGCATATTGTTTGCCGCTGGTATTGACTTTGAGCCAGTTGTGTAGGCTCAGCGTTGTGCCGCCAATGATGCGCTGATTGAAGTAGGTTTGAATTCTCTGTCTGACAGAGCCAGGAAGCGAGTTCAACAATTCGTCTACTGCTGTGCCGTATGCGGATACTGCTTTTTTGGCCGCCGAAAGATTGGGCTTAGACAGTTTGAATTTTGTACCCAGGGTCGGTGTTAATATAGCCACTCCACCCGGTACATTCTCTAATCCTTGTCCGTCCCATACTTGTGCTGTTTTATCACCCAGCTTGTTAAAGTGTTGATGCACAACAATGCCTCCCGACTTGCCATTGATAATTTGCCCTTCGGGGCTGTTGGCTGGAATAGAATATTGAACCAAATTGGGTCTGAACTGATATTCACCGCTGGTGGGTGTTAGCTGGCCTGCCCACAACAAATCGCCCCAGTAAAATCCTGAACCTTTAGTAGCCGCATCTAGACCTGGCCAAATAGCTTTTAACTTAGGATATAAATCTGTTCTTAAATTGCCACTTTTCTTTTGTTGATCGTATTTGATCCAATCTTCAGGGCTTTGTGCGGCATAGCCAGCGTCGAACATGTACTTGTCCATTATAGACAGACGTCCATTGGGCAAGCGCCCAAAGACCAATGCAGGTTTACCGTCCCATTTGATTGTGATATTTTTGTCATTGCTAGCGGCAGCTTCTAGGCCTTGTATGGCTCGAGATGCGGCTTGGCTATTGCCCATAAAGAAAGCATCTTCGGGGTGCGGAATTCTTGGATCTTTCTTGGCAGGCATTGTTGTGTCGGCTTCAACCAAGGGTTGCATGCCTTGATTAACAATTCTGTCACGAAGTTTTGCAATAAAACTTACATCACTTTCTTGCACTTGCCCTGGCTCTTGAAGGCCGTCCCTAGCTAGGTATTCTCTAAAGTCCTGTAACTTGGCTTCACGGTCAGGATCTTTAGACAATGCGGCATAGATATTTTCAACTGTGGCTAGATCTTTGGCAGTAGCTGTGGGGCCAAGTAAACTTTTTGCCGCTTGATCAGGATCCAGAGTTAACACATTTTCTGTGGCACGACTAATGATTCCTTTGGCACTGGCCTTGAGTCCCAATGCTTTGGCCACGCTACTCATCAAGACATTTCTATACATGCCTTTGTATTCTGAACCGGCGCCTCCACCTAACCAAAAAGTACCCCAATTGAGATTGGGCATTAACATAAAGTCCGTTTGCACAAATCCTTTTGTTGGGTCTCCTGCAATAGGAGTTTTAAAATGTACTGCTTCGCCGCTTAATTTTACCCATTCTTTTGGGTCTTGTTTCATTTTAATAATGAACTGGTCTAGATTTGCTTTTAACTGTGGTTTACTGATTTCGTTGCTATCAACTGCAAGGTCCAGGTCTCCGGATGTGGGTTTTTTTCCTGTACTGCCCAACCAGCGTCGCGGATATCCAGTGGATGGATCTTTGTCGTCGCTTAGATCAAGACCTGTGACTCCTTCTAACCATTTAATGGTTGCTGGAACATCACCTTGACTAATACGCTGTGTTAATGGCTGACCCTGTGCATCTTTAAACACGTTGCCGCCTTCTAGCAACCTGTTGATCATTTTTTACCTTTAGATTCAACCACTGTTGTTTTTTTCTTTTTCTTGACTCTACTCTCTTTTAAGTCAGTACCTCCTGTGCGCATCCACATATTTCGTATGGCTGATCTCACAGCTGGAGAGCCAGTGGATCCATCAGCATCTGCAAACTCATCAAACATCTTGGTAATCTTTTCTGCAAACTCATTTGAATTTGGTTTTACTGGTGCTGCCGGGGCAGACGCAGGAGTTGCCGTTGGAGTTGTGCCGCTTGCCATTTGTTGCTGTGCGGTACCGGCGGCAGCGGTTTGCTTTTGTTGTCTAATTTGTGCAGGTGTTTGTGCTGGTGTAGTAGTTGGATTAGGCGCCATTTGTTGTTG